GCTCGCTGCTGGTCAGGACGTCGTCGTTGAGCCGCATCGAGAAGGCCGTGATCGGCCGTGAGAAGCAGGGTGGACGCTCATCTACGGAGGAAATCTTCCTATATGGGAAGCCGTGGACCACGGCCGCAACCTCATTGAGGCACGTTCCGCCATCAGGACCCGGGAACTGATGCGAGTACGGCAGAAGCCTCCAGCTCAGGATGTGATCGAAATCCATCATTCCTGTCCTCCTCTTTTCATCTCTCTCTCAACTCGATGGGTTGCATGCCAGCAGGGCGTGACGGGGGCAGTATGGATATCCTGGCCGGCCGCAGAAGAGATGGACGATGCGCCCGTCCTCATGACGAGCGTCGACCGGCCAGCGGCAGACCCCGTCGGCCAGCGCCAGGATCGGAAGCGGCTCCGGGGCTGGCAGGTCAGGCTCCTCCGCGAGAAGCATCATGGCTCCTCTCCTCCCCTTCATGGCGGGCCGTCTCGGCCGTGGCTTTCCTGGCCGTCGTTCCCTTGCAGCCGCCCGCCTGCGCTCCAGGCGCCGAAGCAGGCTCCGCTCGCGGGCTTCCGGCGAGCGGTCCTTGGGCGGGCACAGGCCGAGCCGCCAGAGCTTGCCGATGATCGAGCCCTTCGTCGCTCCGAAGACCTCCATCAGCTCCCTCCAGCGTAGCCCGGCGGCATGCAGGGAGCGAAGCTGCTCGATCTTCTCTGCTGTCCAGAGCATCTCTCCTCCTCTGCTTCATGCCGCGCGGCATCGGTAGATGATGCCTGGTCGCATGCGCGGAGATGGCATGAATGACGGTCGAATGATCGCGCCTGATCAGCCTGCCAATGGCCATGAGGCTGGCAGAGGTCTCGCTGGCGGCGCGCCAGCAGAACTCGAACCGCGCATCGACGATCAAGGCCCTGCGATCCGGGCCGCAGAGATCGCCGGGTTGCAGGCCATGCCGCGCGGCGACCTCGCGCAACAGCGGGCGCAGGTAAATGCGTTGCCCCGACGGGCCTCCCGGCGGCAGCGGTGGCGGGGCCGATGCCGGTGCCGGTGCCGGTGCCGGTGCCGAGGGGTGATGCTCATGCAGGGCCTGCAGCAGCCGGTCGACGGAGCGCCCGATCTGCAAGGTGAGGACACGCAGCCTTGTTATCCTGCCCCCGTCACCTCTCATCATGCCCCCTTCCTGTCGTCCGCAGGAGGCTCCATCCCCCACAAGGACAACGGAGCCTCGTATCCACGCTCAGCAAGCGCGGCCGCCAGCATCACATAGGTAGCGGCCGGGAACTTGTTCAGGGCGCGCCACATCCACACAGCCTTGTAGCTGCGCTGCGTCAAGGCGGCGACCTCGGCCGTGCCGCCCAGAAGATCGATCACCGTGCCGACAGTGACGTGGCTATGCGCCATTTCCTTCATATGCCAAATAGTTTGGAGATGATGATAATACTGAAAGCGGGCCGTGGCAACGGGTCCCTGGAAAAAAATTTTGTACCGGAGGGGTTGATATTCTAATTTTATTTGATATGTTCCGCACGAGCCGTCATTCATGAGCAGCAGGAGGTCATCCATCACATGGGAAGGGTACGCGGACGTCCGAGCCGCCTCGATCGCCGCAAGATCAAGAGCGGCTGGCCTGGAAAAATTCGTGCCCTGCGCTACCAGCGGGGCATGACGCAGGAGGAGCTTGGTCGAAGGGTAGGGCTGACCAGGCTGCAGATTACCAACATCGAGGCAGGGCGATACGGGACGTCCATCAGGCGCCTGATGTCCATTGCCAAGGCCCTTGACGTCGAGATGGCGGACATCTTCGCCCATGACGATGCCGACCGCGCGGCAGCGGAGCATGCGATGGCCGGCCTGATCGACCATGAAAGCCCGTCCGGCATCATCACGAGCAGGATCATGCGGACGGCCTTCCGGCACCTGCATCTGAACCATGACATGCTCCGCAGCCGCGACATCGATGGCTCGATCGTCCAGTCGCGGGGTGTCTGCAATGCAGCCGCCATCATGCTTGGGATGCTTGTCCGTACGCTGCCGGACGCCAGAATGCAGATGGCTGTCCTCAAGGCGTTCCATGGGATGCTCTCAGGCGTGACCGGCTGGCCGACGAAAGTTGTCATGATCGACGATGACGGGCAAGGAGAGAAGGAGACTGCTCATTGAGCACCGTGCAAGAGAACCTGCTTGCGGCCGCCGACCTGCTGGAGGCCAAGGGATGGATACGCGACGCGCTGGGGGATGACGAGAGGGGATATTGCGTGGTCGGCGCCCTGGCCAAGGTCTCCGGGCGCAGCCCCATCTCCGTCATCATCGGGACACCGGAAGCCCGCCTCCTGCACACCCATCTGCGCCTGCCGGCCTGGCAGGCGCTGGCGATCTGGAACAATCGGATCGCGCGAGACAAGGAGGAGGTCGTCTCCACCTTGCGCGCGGCGGCCGTGGATCAGGAGGCGATGGCCAGGATGGAGCGGCGAGAGCAATGAGCGAAATATTCAAGCATTTGTTCGATGACGGGTGCTCCACGCTGGCACGCCGGTGGCGTAATCCGGACGGAAGCGTGGGTGGTATCGTCGCCATACCCCTTGCTGTGCATAAAAGTGTGCATGTGGCCTTCTCCGCAGAGGTGGAGCTGAACACTGAGATCGACGAAGGGGCATCTATCGGCGACAAGGTGCGCATTGGCTACCAGACGTTCATCGGCGCTGGGGCGATCATTGGCCGTTGGGCACGCACCAGCAGCTTTGCTAGCATCGGCACCAAGACGATCATCAGCGACAGGGCGAGCATTGGTTACCGGGCAACCATCGGCAACGAAACGACCATCGGCAACGGGGTGCGCATCGGCAACGGGGTGCGCATCGGCAACGGGGTGCGCATCGGCAACGAAACGACCATCGGCAACGGGGTGCGCATCGGCAACGAAACGACCATCGGCAACGGGGTGCGCATCGGCGACGGGGTGCGCATCGGCAACGGGATGATCATCGGCGACGGGATGATCATCATCGGCAATGGGGTGCGCATCGAGGTCGACGACTGGTACTACATCGCCGGCCCGCAAGGCTCGCGGAACGCTTTTGCCACCGCCGTGTGGTCGCCGAGGCACGGCCTGCAATGGTGGGTCGGCTGCCAGCATGGCATCACCACCGAGACCTTCCTCGCGCGCGTCGCGGCTGATCACGGCGATAGTCCGCATGGCGACAACTATCGTCATCTCATCAACACCGTCGTCAATCACCCGGGCCTCCGGTGGGCGATGACCGCCTCTTCGGCGAAGACCATCGAGCAGACCCCGGAGCCGGCAATCCGCGCTGGAGCCGCGTTCTTGCAGGAATGAGAGCAAGGGAGGAGAGATGCATGACGAGAAAGCAAGAAGAGCCTTTCCTGTCGGCGGCAGAGCTGGGGATCAGCACGAGAAACAGATCGGCCCTGATCCAGGTCCTGCAGCTCCTGGAGACCGGGCAGGCCCGTCACGTCAATGGCAACGTGCTGGATCGGCGTCCTGACGCCGATGATGGCCGCCATCTGTTCAACATGGGCTATTGGGCCTATCCTGCGGTGATCCTGGAGGAGGGAGGGCGCCATTCCAAATGCGGGACCGTCTACTGCATCGGCGGTCTGGCCCAGCTTTTCGGGGCGAGGCTGAGCGAGCCCGTGCATGGCGACAAGGGATACAGGCTTATGCAGCTTTTATGTGTCTCTCCCTTTGCAATCCTTCCCGGCGGGCTATCGCGGGTCACGCCATCGCAGGCGGCGAAGGCCCTGCGCAACTATCTCGTGACCGGCAACCCGTTCTGGAGCCGCGTTCTTGCAGGGCAGGAATGAGAGCAAAGGAGGAGAGATGACGGAAGACCGATATGGCCGATGGCGGCGCCGACTTGACGGGGAGGCCCTGCCGATCCATCCGGATCATCCCGAGCCGGGGTTCTACCGCGTCCGAACGCGCGACAAGACACGCTGGCGCCCGATCGCCTACTGGATCGAGGGCGAGAGGATGGTCTGTCATCTCGATGGGCAGCCCCTGGAGTTTCTGCGCGCATGCGAGATATGGCCGTTCGCCGTCACGCACCCGGTGACCTGGGAGGCGTATCAGACCGCCGTCCAGACGGGAGCGTGGCCGGACGAGCACCCGGCCGTCACCCGCTCGAACAACGCCCCTCCCGACCATACTCTGGAGGCCCTGCGGGAGCAGATCGATGACCTCTGTCGAGAGGCGGGCAAGATCGCCGAAGGCGATCTCGTATCACCGGAAGATGTCGATCGTGTTGCCGACCTGGCCATCAGGCTCGGAGACCTTGAGAAAGCGGCCAGCGATCGATGCAAGGAGGAGAAGGCTCCGCACGCTGCCGTGGCTCGCAGGATCAGGGACGAGTGGAGCGTGCCGATCGCGCAGGCCGCCTCGGCCAAGAAGACGCTCAAGCACATCATCGCCGGCTGGCTGATCAGGCATGGGCTGGCCAGGGCTGGCGCACGTGGACGCGTGGTATCCCTGCGCACGATCCGGCATGCAAAAATCGTGGATTACCGAGCGTGCCTGCAGCATTTCTCCGACGATCGTGCCATCGTCGAGATTGTGCAGGCGCTCGCCGATGCGGCCGTCCGGCACGGTGACGCTCCGCCTGGATGCAACGTTGAGAAAGAGGTGATCGCAGCATGACGACAGCACCGTTGACGCCCGCCCGCGTGGGCGAGATCATGGAGATGGTGATCGCCAAGGGCGACCTTGGCCGCCTCAGCCCGGCAGAGCGCGGCAAATATTACGTCCGCGTTTGCGAGAGCGTCGGCCTCAATCCGATGACACGTCCGTTCGAGTATCTCAGCCTGAACGGACGGCTGGTCCTCTATGCCAGGAAGGACTGCACCGATCAGCTCCGCAGCCTGTACGGCATATCCGTCGTCGACATGCATGAGGGCGAGCGCGGAGACATTCATGTGGTGACGGTCAAGGTCTGCAATGCGGCTGGCCGCACCGACATGGCCAAGGGAGCCGTGCCGATCGGCAGCCTCAAGGGGGAGGCGCTGGCCAACGCCCTCATGAAGGCCGAGACCAAAGCCAAGCGTCGCGCCACCCTGTCGATCTGCGGCCTCGGATTTCTGGACGAGACGGAGGTCGAGGATATCTCGCCGTCCGCCAAGGGACCGCCACCGCCTGACATGGTGCCGCCGCCCCCTCCCCCAGGCCCTACCTCCAGCATGGAGGATGACGAAATCCCTCAAGACGAGGATGAGAAGGAGGAATGGAATGAAGCCTTTGAAGATGGAGGAGATGAAGCGCATCGAGGCAAAACCGGAGAGCCTGCCTGATCCCAGCTGGTCTCCATGGCAGCGGCATGCCTGGGCTGCCGCTGATTATATCGAGCGCCATGGATGGTGTCGCTTTGCGCTGAGCAACGCGAAAGGCGAGGTCTGCGTGGTCAGCGCACTGGTCTCGGTCTACGACGAGATGTCGCCTCCGCTCATGACGGCGAAAAAGATCGAGGAAGCCCTGGGCGGCATTCGCCTGGCGACCTGGAACGATCTGATCGCGCGAGACAAGGAGGAGGTCGTCTCCACACTGCGCAGGATCGCCATGACAGGAAGGTCATGAGGCCATCCTTCGGATGACGGCTGCTCAAGAAGCACGAGCGAGGAAGAGATCATGAAGCCTTTTGATGGCGGACAGCTTGCGCTGCTGCGGGCAGCGGAGCTGCTGGAGAGGGATGGATGGTGCCAGGGCGCCTTGGTCAAGAACGGGGCCTTCTGCGCCATGGGGGCGCTGCATAAGGCAACCGATCGAGACAGGAAGGCATATATGTCGTCCCTCTATCGGCTGATGGCTTTCCTGGGCCAGCATCATGGTGGCACCAGAAACATTATCGACTGGAACGATCAGCCCGAGCGCACTGCCGACGAGGTCATCGACGCGCTGCGGGCCGCAGCAACCATCAAGCTGCCGTCATTCCCGTCATTCCTCTGAAAGGGAGAGAGACATGAGGCGCGATGTGCCGTCCATAACATTGATCCAGACAGGCGATGGTGGGCGCATCCCGGCCTATCCGATCCATTGCTCACGCTGCCGGAAGAAAGATGGAATGCCGGCCCTGCGAACATCGCGCCCAATCCCGTGGCTCCTCTATTACAAGCACTGGCATCATAAGGGATGGGAGCTGGGCAAGGCCGGCAATGTCTGCCCGGCCTGTCTCGATCAGGAAAGACAGGATCGCCTGGCAAGGCATGCGCACAGGGCCGAAGCTCCATCTTCCGGGACGAGGACAGTCGCGCGGGATGCGGCCGCGCAGAATGTCGTCGGCGACCAGCTCCTGCAGCGCGTCAAGCAGTTGCAGGAGAAGTTCAATACATATCGGCAGCCAAGCGAGACCGAGACCCTTCGGCAGGAGAATTCCAGGCTGAAACGAGAGAACATGCGGCTACGAATGAAATTGCGGCAAACGCAGGGCTCTCCTTGAGGTCATGGCTGGGGAGGAGGGGCGGCAACAGGAGGAGACCACGGCACGGGCGGATAGAGATAAGGACCGTCGATCCTGTCCCGCAGCTTGCTGTGCCCGTCCTCCAGCCGGCCGATATCCATCTCGATGCGGTTCAGCCGCGTCTCCGTGACGGCAAGCTTCGTCATGGCCTGAGCCATGGCCTCGACCGACCCGCTGATCTGGCGTATCGTGGCCCGGATGCCGGTGACCTCGTGCTCGATCAGGCCGATCTCGATCTTGATCGAGTAATACCCGGCGACGATGGCAATGATGAAGCCGGCCACAGAGATCAGGTCGCCGACGCGCACGCTGGGCTCGATCCGCATCATGCCCTTCCTCTCCATGTCCGCACGATGTCGTGCATGAAATAAAACGACAGGGTCAGCCCCTCGATCATCATCAGATGCTCGGACAGCGGGTCCGTCGAGCCGAGCCCGAGAATCTTGTCCCAGACGACGAGCTTGCCGTTATAGGCCAGGAACGGCAGGGCAAATCCGAGGCGAACAAGCGAGTTGATCCTGCTCCCGCTCTCGGCGATCAAGACATCGCGCCTGGCCTCCAGTGACTTGACGCGCTCCTCGCTCCTGATCTTCTCCTGCTGCGTGGCGGCATCGAGCGTCAGCGCCCTGGCCTTGACGATCTGCTCCGTGATCCTGGCAACGGGATCGATCAGCCCGAGCAGGATTGCAAACGGGAATGCCATCTCCGTCAGTCCCCATGCCCGACGGACGTATGTGTCGCGATGCGAAGCAGGATGGTTGCCAGCCCGAGACCGAAGAGGATGTAGGGCAGCCATTGAGCCGGCACGATCAGGCTCAAGTCGAGCGCGTAGACCTCCTGCAGGACGGTCATGGCGATACCCGTCCCGGTCGTCAAGGCTCCTGCCGCAAGCGTGCGGATGCCGCGCAGCCGCTCGATGACCGATGTATCGCTGCCCCACGCCCATGTCATCACGGACCAGATGGCCAGCGCCAGGACGGCCAGAACGGTTGCCGCCACCATGACCTGTATGAGCACCTCCATCATCGTGCCTCCTTGTCTTTCTGCCCCATCATGCCGGCAATCCTGGCCAGCGCGTCCGGGGAGAGATCGATCGGGGCCGGCGGCTTCCGGCGCGCACGCAGCTTGCGCACAACCACCACCACCAGGATCAGGACGGCGGCGGAGATCAGCATGGCGCCCCACCATGGAAGGCCGGCCTCCATCGCCACGCCGCCGGCCCCGGCGCCGCCGGCCCCGCCGGCTCCGATCTCGACGGTCGCCGAGCCGCCAGCATAGGCCGAAAGCGCACGCTGCGCCCATTTGTAGCGGCTCGCATGTGCCTTGATGCCGGCCCGCTCGAACGCCGTCTCGAAGGCGACCGTCTTGTCCCACAGCGAGCCCGCATTGCGCAGGGCAACCAGGGACTGAGCCTCCGTCGTCTGCAGCTCGTGCAGCAGGAATCCGGTATTGGCCTCCAGGGAGTCCTGGGAGAGGCCGCGAGCTGCTGCCCACCTCTCGAAGGCGACGCGCCGGGGTCCGGTCCACTGCGCAATTCCGTAGCCGCCCCGGCCGGCCGTCGGACGCAGCTCCTGCAGATGCTGGAACCCTCCCGTCTCATGGCCGAGATTGCCGAGAATGGCAGCCGCGTCATCCTTGCCGATCCCGAGGGTACGGATCAGGGTCTCCATGATGCGGGGGGCCGCCTGGCTGAAGGAGCCGATGGCTGTCATGGCAGCACCGATCCGGACGGCCGATCGCGAATACGGCGCTGAAGGCATGCCAGCATGCGCGGCGTGACGACGGCCTCGCCATCGGCCACCATGGCGGCCGCCTCCTCCAGGAACGCCCGCTCGCGCGCCGGCATGGCGGCTTCCGCGATCGCATCGTTCATCTGCGTCAGCAGCGTGTCGCGCGGCGGCGTATCTTGAATCGTGAGCCGCCGTGCCGGCCCGGCATCGGCCTGGATGGCATCGACCGTCATGATCGCGATATTCCCAGGGACGAGCCTCATGCCCGCATCCTCGCCTTGATGGCGCCGATCGTATCGAGCTGCGCCAGCTCGTTCTCGATATTGGCCCGCATCGGTCCCGATCCCCCACGCGTGATCCTGTCGGCCGCGATCCTGCGGGCCTTGTCGAGATCGATCTCGATCCGGCCGCCCCGGATCACCAGAGCTTCCCGGAGGGCCGGATCGATGTCCTGATCGACACGCACGACGGAGCCGATCTCGCGCGGGAGATGGCTGGCGGCCAGGACGAACGACCGGTACTCGATCTCGTCAAGCGCCTTGCCGAGATCGGCCTCGATGCACGATCTCGGCGCGAAGCGGATGATGGACACGCCGCCATCTGCGCGCTCATAGGCATATCTCATAAAGTACCCCACACCTCAAGATCGACGAAGGATGGATCGGCGGCCGTGCCGGCGTGATCGAAGCAGAGCACGCGCACGGTCGAGGTCGTGCGCGAGTGAATCTGCACGAAGCACTTGACGGTCGCGTGCTCCGCGATGGCGTTGGCATGGAAGTTGGCCGACGCGAGCGCGGTCGTGAGATTGAATGTCCAGTCTCCCACGCCGTTATCGGTGACGCTGGCAACGTTCACGGCCGCCACAATGCCGACATTGACCTCGTAACGGCACAGGGCCTTGGCAACGCCGGGCAGATGGCGGCCGACAAGAGGCGTGATGGCCTTGGTGTTGTCCGATTGCGCGGCGGTCTCGGCTTGCGAGGCGGCCGTGAAGGCATCGGCCTGATAGCTCGGATCGGCCCCGGGACCATTGGACTTGAGCACGAGACCTGATGTGCCGGGGGCCAAGGTCGCCCATCCGGCATTGCCCCGGTAGAGAAGCGAGCCGCGCGTGATGCCGATCGTATCGAGCAGCGATTGCGCGGAGACGGACAGGAGCTGCGTGTTCCACCTCGACACGCCATCGCTCGTGAAGCGAACGCCGCTGTGCGGCACCGTCAGCACGACGGAAGCTCCTCCGTTGATGGTATCGGAGCCGGCGCGCGCCAGCGTGAGCGTATTGGCGAGCGTCAGCGTGCCTCGGAAGTCGGCGACAAGCAGCTCCTGCCCGGGGTTCAGGGCCGCAGCACTTGGCAGCGTCCATGTACGCGGCGCCGTCAAGTCCTCGACCGTCCCGACCACGCGGGATGTGGCCGGGATGATGTAATCCGAATCGCCATGCGGATCGAAGCTCTCGATGTTGAGATAGGCGCCACCGCGCGCCTCCCGCACGCCGGCACCCTGCACGAGGGTGAGGAACGCGAGCGCGCGATTCGTCAGGTCGCTCAGATTGTTGCCTGGCTGCAGGCCGGTTGCCGAGCCTGGCGATCCGCGCAGGTCGACGGCATCTGCCACGTTGGCCACGACCCCGAAGGCGCCGAGATAGCCGGTGGGCGGCTTGGTGCCGGTTCCACCAGCCCAGTCCTGGATTTGCACGATCCGCCGCTCGCCGTCACCGACCAGCCGCCAGAGCGGATACCATGAGGAGAAGCTGGTCGGCACGCCGCCCGCGCCAGGGGGGCCGATCACAGCGCGGCTCAGAATCTCCTGCTGCATCTGCAGGGCGTGGACGATGCCGTCGAAGATCACCTCCAGGTCGCCGGCCGTCAAGGATGCCAGCTCGTCTCCGCTCAGCGGCTGCACCAAGGCGATCCTGCGCAGGACGGTCAGCCGCTCGCCCAGTTGCGGCGTGTAGTTCGTCGGCGAGGTCCGGACCGTGATCGTGCCTGGCAATCCGGTATCGGCTCCCGTGAGCGTATAATGCGTCCCTTCCGTCCATGGCGTCTCGGCGCCGCCGGTCGCGACATGGATCACGAGCACATCGCTGTTCTGCAGGAACGCAAAGCCGGTCGAGAAGGTCGTGCGCACGCCATTGCCGAGATGGTCCGCGCGGGCGAGGTCGGAGGTAACGGTCATGGCTGCGCTCCGGGGACAGTAATACCACCTCCGCCGATCTGCGGAAGGGGAATCTCAGGGATGCCGCCGGGGATCGGGAACGGCGCGCGTCGCCCCAGCTTCTCCCGCTGCGCGCGACGATAGCCGGCAATGAAATCAGGAAACTCGTGCTGCCTGGCCAGCAGGATGTCCTGCGCCGCGAGATGACGAAAATCGGTGATCAGGCGCTTGATGAGCTGGGCCTTGCCGCCCTCGGGTCCATCGGTCGCCATCGCATAATGTATGCTCAGCGGCCCCTTGCCGGTCACCATGTCGTTGAGGAAGCGCAACGCTGGCTCTCCGGCACGCTTGACATAATATTCATAGACCTCGGGATGCCGGGTAAAATCCATCGGAACGCCGTTGAATGACGTGACCATGCGGATACGCTCGTGACCGATCCCCAGCTCGGACATCTCCTGGTCGATCGGCTCCGGCTTCCATTGGCTGGCTCGGGCCGGGGACAGGATATCGTAGGGACGGCCGAAGACCGCCTGCGGCTCGATCTCGCGTCCCCACAGGTCCATGCGTGGCGCCAGCCGCTGCGACAGGCCGGCGATCTGCACCTGGATATGCTGCCAATACGTATGCGGATCGCGCGAGACCGGATCGAGCACGTCCTTTACCTCACGCAGCGCGGTCGTCAGCGGCACATGAGCAGCGGCCTGACGGCTCATGAGCTTCTCGAACGTCTTGGTGCCACCCACGCGACCATGATCCTCGATTGCCTGCACGACATTGGCCATGCTCGTGAACCACGTCTTGTTCAGCACGCTGGAGCCCATCGCCATGGCCGCCGCCGCCAGCAGCGATCGTACCTCCTCCTCCTCGGCCGGCCCCAGCTCCTTCGACTTGATCATGTCGGCAACCGACGCCGCCGTCGACCATGCCATGGCGTAGGGATCGGCGCGATCGTAGCGGATATATTTCCCATCAATGACGAAGCTGAACGGCTGCCAGCCCGATCGCATCAGCGTCTCCCTCACCGCAGGCTTGCTGGGGCCGTTGCCGGTCACATAACCGCTCATGGCATAGTCGGCTGCCATGGCCCACAGGGCCGATCCGCCGGCCATCCTGGCAATGGCCAGATCGCGCGCGGCGCCGCCGGCAAAGAAATCGTCCCGCCAGGCCTTGACCATGGGAGCGAACGGCGATCGCTCGAAGGTGTAGCCGAGCAGATTGACCGGCGTGCGAACGAAGGGAAGAATCTCGAAGACGGGGTTGAAGGTTCCGCTGCGAAAATGATCAAGCGCGCGGCCGATGTTGCCGACCTCGGACTGGAACGTGGCATAGCGCGCCGCATCGGTGGCTGCGAGCCTGATATGCTCGGGAGGACGGCTGGTAAGCTGCCCGACCCGCCTGAACCATTCGGTCCCCTGCCGACCTTCTCGCGTGGCCTGCCTGACGGCCTGGGCCGCCACCTCGCCGGAGTAGAGCGTCGTCTTGAACAGCTCGTCTGACGCCTCCAGGCCCCGGCCCGGGAATCGCGTGATCGCGCCGATGACATCGAGCGCGCGACCGATGCCGCTGTTGCGAAAGGCCTCGGCCTCGATGGCTCCCATGGCGCGGCTGCGAATGACGCCCTCGGAGGAGATGGCACCGACCGGCGCATCGACCTTCGTGCCGACGGACCGCTCGCCTGTCCGCAGCGTGTGCCATGCCGCCCGCACGGCGTTCTTGATGGCCGCGAGCTGCCCGTAAGCCATGGCCAGGGCCTCGCCGGAGGCCACGCCGTCAGGACGGCCCAGGGCATGCGAGATACGCCCGGCAATCGCGCGCTCGAAGACCTGGGCATACATGGTACCGAGATTGCTGATGAAGTTGACCGCATGCGTATCCGGCCGCCACAGCAGTCCCAGGACATAGCTCTCGCGCACCATGTCCCAGGTCGTGGCCATGACGCCTCGATCGGCCGCCGTGGCCAGAGCGCCAGGCGGGAGCCCCTCCAGCATGGCGATCTTGCGCGCCATCTCCGCGCTGGTGTGCGCTCCACCCATCCGCTCCAGCAGGTCGCGGATGTTGGCTGTCAGGACGGATGTGCCCTCGCCGACCGGAATGGCCCAGGATCGCAGGGCGCGGGCTGCTTCGGTGCGCGCTCCGATCACCTCCGCCTGCAGGGCGGCATGCACCGCGAGAGCACGGCGGAATCCGATCTGGATGGCCTCGTCGTCACGACGCAGGGCAGCAACCTTGGCGCGCTCCAGAAGCTCCCGGGCGGACGTATTCAGGATCATGCGTGCCGCGTAGGTCTGCTCGGCATTCCAGGCAACCGATGTCGGCCGGGCGAGAACCTGCTCGACCGACAGCCCGAGCTGCTCCGCCAGGCGGGCGGTCTGCTCGCTCGACTGCGTGCCCCGCTGCGCCTTGACGATGCTGTCCTTGAACGCGTCCGCCGTATCGCGGATCACCTGATGAATATCGTCGGTCGTATTGATGCGCGCAAAATTGACATAGACCGTCTGATCGCCGCCCTCGCTGACAACCGGAACGCCAAGCGTACGGCGCAGGCCAGCCTCAAGCCGGGTTTTCTCTGCCGCACCAGCCAGACCTTTTGCCACCACATCGTCCGGTACTCCCATGGAGGCCATGGCCGATCTCTCGGCGTCCCTCAGGCTCTTGCCGGCCGTCATGAGCGGAGCTTGCGGCGGCGCCAGGAAAGCATCGCGAATCATCCCGGCCTCACCCTCCGGAGACAGCGCGATCGATGTCTTTCCGCCGGCCGTCGCGGCCTGCCGCCCCAGCGCAACCGCGCGTAGCCCCTTCGTTACCGCATCAGCCAAAAGGCCGAAGCCGGCTCCCTCGACGGCCTGTCGCAACCGGTTGAGGGCGGCCGGGTCATTCGGATCGGTGGCCAGGAACTCCGTCACCGGATTCTCCAGGGACGGAACCGACTGGATCAGGTTCGAGACTCCCCTGGTATTCGGGTCCATGACTGTCCCGGCGGTCACGCCACCAGCCACGGACGGCGCCAGCCATGCCGGAAGCGTGGCTCCGGCGACCCGCATGGCCGGGCCAAACCCGGTCAGGAAGCTGGAGGCCGCCCGGATGATGCCCCCGGTCACGCTGGAGGGCTGCGCTGGCGGCGATGGCATGGCCTGCTGCATGGCCGCGAGCGGGTTGGCCAGCCAGGCGGGAATTCCTTCGATCGGCACCTCGGCCGGAACAAGCGTGTTGAGCGCATTGCCGAGATCATTGAGCGCGCCGATCGTATGGTAGGCCGCATCATAGATGCCTCCGGCCACCGCGCCAGGGCCGCCGGTCAGGCCGCGCATCACATCCGTGCCGGCAGCCGCCGCCATGCCCCCGCCGGTCCTCGCCATGCCGGCGATACGCTCCAGAAGGCCCGCTTCCGAGGAAGGATCAGGCAGCGCCGGAGCGCGAGATGGCAGAGCTGCGGAGGAGGAGCGCCCCGCCAGCAGGGCATCGAGCGCCACCTCCTGCCGATCCTCGGCAAGCTGTGACAGATAGGTAGTGCTCAAATCCTCATGGTCGTCGGCTATTGGCATTCCGGTCCTGCAGATAGCGAGAGATCAGAGGGATCAGGGAAAGCCCGCCCAGGAATGGTAGAGGGCCGGGGCTTGGGATCGGCCCAGGATCGGCTGGCGTGGCTGCTGGCGCGTCATTCCGTGGCGCCTCCTGGGATGTGCCCGGCAGCGCGGCTGGCGCACCGGCGGGCCTCTGTGCCTCGTCCTGAGCCCCCTCCTTGGATGGCGGCAGGAAGGACGAGCCGGACCGCTGCTGCGGGCGTGCTCCCCCGGGCGCGCCCTGGAGCGGAGGCGTCATGGTCAGAAGCTTCTCCCATTCCTGCAGCCGGAAATAGTAATGCGTAGCCAGCTCGCGGCTGACGCGGCCGGCGAGCGTATCCTCGGCCAGGCGGCTTCTGGCCGCCTGCACATGGTCCATCGTGACGGCGGCCAGATCGATGGACCCGAAGTAAGGAACAAGCCCGATCGAGGCCCGGGTCTGCCCCGATTGCAGAAGCGCGCCGGCATGGCGGCGGAAGATGCCCTCGGCCATGATCATATGCTCGGTCAGGTCCGCGTCCGGAAACTGGCGCTCCCATAAATCGTACTCCTGCAGGGCATTACGCTGTGCCGAAGCCAGCTCCGCCGTCAGCAGCCCTTGCGCGAACGGGAAATTGCGTGGCGACAGCTTCTCGTGAATGAAGCTGCGCACCTGGTCGTATCTCGGTTGCGGGCGGTACTTGAGCAGCTCCCGCATCTCGGCGGGCGTCGCGTAGGGAATGAGCTGCTCGATCGCCTCGCGCGACATCTCGCCGGAGCGGCGGCTGACATAGGCGCGCTTGAGAATCTCGTCGGCATACTCCTTGGCTGTCCGCGCATCCTGCTCGTCGATCTTGTTGGCTCTGGCAACTCCCTGCTGATAGAGCTTCAGCCGGAATGGCAAGTCGCCGCCGCCATCGACAGGATAGAGGCGCTGCAGAGCCCTCGACCGCTCCTCCGGCGAGAGAGACTCGAAGCCGGTCATTACCGCTCCATAATGACGGGCCGCCTCGATCTGGCGCTGGTACAGCTCGATGGATTCCGGCTGCAGCAGCCTGGCGGCTCGCTCGATGATATCGGGCTTCTCCGGTAATCCCTCCTGCGCGGCGACGATGTTGCCTTCCATGTCGCTCTGCAAAAGCCTGCGCTCTCCTTCCTGCTCGGCACGGATGCGGGCCGCCGCCTTGTTGCGCTCGGCCTCCAGCCCGCGCATGATCGTATTCCAGCGCGAGGCACGATCGACCGCCGCGCCCCTCAGCCCGGTCACGCGCAATTGCCCGGCATCGGGAGCGCGCGCCGGAACATCCGTCACCACAACCCTGTCCGTTCGGTCGGGAGCCGGCAACCCGGGCTCTTGCGGCGGCGGAGCAGGCTCCTGCGACGGCGGCGCCGCGATCGCCCGCAGGACCTCGGGAGCGGCAGGGTCGATCTCGGACAGCACACGAACGCTGTCCTGACCGAATGTCATGATGCTCCTGGCCGGCTCCGGCTCGGCCGTCGTCTCCACAATACCGACGCGACCATGCGGCGCATGAAAGTAATGGCCACCGATATTGGCCAGGCGAGGACTGCCGCGAGCCCATGGAGGGGTTTCCGATGCAGCGAGCCCCTCCTGGACATATCGAGCCATGCCGCTCGGCGAGTAGAAATGCGTCGCCCCCTTGGTGATGTCCTTCACCTCGCCCGCGAAGACACGATCGACGATCTGTCCGATGGCTTCATAGCTGGGATGACCTGGACCGATGCTGGCCATCCGGTCCGGATGCAGCTGACGGCCGGTAAACTGGCCTGCCTGCCGCACGACCTCGCCGGCCGTTCTCGGATAGCGTCCCGACACCACGCGATTGCGGATGACGTGAGCGACACTCTCGCGCCCTGCCGCAGATGCCCGCGCCTCCACATGGATGGTGCGGATGACATCATCGCGATCATGCGGCGACAGAAGCGCGCGCGGGCTCGACCCGGGACGGCCGCCATGCGTCTCCGGCTCGACTGGCACGAGCGGCGCCGATCCCGGGATTTGCGTATCGATTCCGAGCACGGGCGCGAGATGGATATACTTCTTGACGAACTCGTCGGCACCCTCAAGATCGTTGCGCTTGAGATAGCCCTGCTGCCCGGCCTTGATCAGCTCGATATAGCTCTTCTCGAAGATTTCTTCAGCGCGCCAGCGTGGTAATCGCGTCTGCGCACCGAGCGCCCGCAGGCGACGAACGGCATCGTCCATGCCTTCCGGGTTGTCATACAGGCCAGCCGCCTCATTGGCAGCCTGCTCATTGAGAAAATGCTCTGCCGCCTCGAAGCCACGCTTCAGGGACTCCTGCGTCAACCGCTGATCGTAGCGGTTGCGCAGGATGGAAATCTGCGCGGCGGCACGGCCCTGCAGCGGCGACGGGATGCGCTGCATGGCCTGCGCGGCAGTCGCGTCGAAGAAAGGAAAGAACTTGTCGCCCAGATTGGCGCTTTCCTTCGGGTCCGTCTCGGACAGAACCCTGAACATCTCCTTCTGCAGCGAAGCCTCGAAGCTCGACATCTCGACCCCGGCCGCCAACCGGTCGTTGTCGGCCTGCTGCTGGCCGAGCGCGGCACCGAGAGACGAGAAGGCGCTGGCAACGGCCTGCCCGGCGGCAGCGCGCGCGGATGCGCCCGTATCGAACATGCCGGGCGTAGCCCGGATGGCGCTGGTCTGCGTGGCCGTGATCGGCCGGCCGCGCTCGTAAGTGGGAATACGAACCACAGGAGCCTCACATCACATCGAAGGCGGCGGCCCGATCAGGCAGCGTGTCTGTTGCCTGTCCTGACCGACGGCGCAGCGCCACCAGCGGCCATCCTGCGATTTCCAGATGATGCGGCTGGATGGGATCGTCTCCCCGGTCTCGACCAGATATCCGCCGGGCACCTCTCGCACGATCTCCGGAAGGCAGTCCCGCGCGTCGCAGCACCACGCATGGGTGACAGGATCAATCAGGCCATTAAGCCAATGGTCGTGCACGGGCATGACATGAGCAGGCCCGATCGGCAGGGCAAGCATGATGACAAGCATCACCATTCTCCATCCTCCTCTTCACCCGAACGATGAAACCGGCGAGCCGGCTCCGCCAATACCGCCGGCAATTCCTCTCGCAATTCCGCTCACGCCGCCGATGATGGCAGAGGCGGCGGCCGCCTGTCCTTTCTTGCGCGCATTCTCCGCCTGCAGATCATAGAGCGAGGCGGCATTCAGATGAGCCTGGTTCTTGACGCGCGCGTCCCATGCAGCCGAGGCGGCATCCAGCCTGACATCAGCCACGCTCTGCCCGAATACCGTAAGCGGCGTGCCTTCCGAGACCAGAGCCCCGCTCACGCCCCAGGCGGCACGTTGCTGCGCCAGCCGCCTGTCGCCACGCTCGCGGATCAGCTCCGCCTCGAAGGCGCCGCGATAGGCTTCCGCCTGCGCATTTCTCCGCTCGATGGCAGCATTGTATGAAGCCGCAGCGGCCTCGGCATCGGCCTGTGCCTGAGCAGCCGATGCCGTCGCCACCGCGCTGACAATGCCTCCGATGGCGGAGAAGACGGGACCGATGGCGGCAATGCCGGCAAGGCACATCTCAGTTCACCCGCATCTGGACCATCATGCAGAGAGCGTGCATCGGCAGCGGGCGCTCCTGCTCCAGGATGATCTGCTGCCCACGATCCCAGTCCGCGTCGAAATCGACGATCTTGTCTCCGGTGAACATGGGCAGCGTCGCGCCAATCGGTATGTCGACATCACGAAACCGGATCGGCTGCATTCGATCCAGGCTCGGACCGACGCGGCCACCGACCGTCCGATGGAAACGAACAGCAACCTCGCTGACCTTCTGAACGCGGGACTGAGCCGTCGATCCCTGCGCGGCGCCGGCCTCAAGACGCAGCGTCCTGAGACGCGAGACATAGCCATATCCGACGCAGACACGCGCGCCGGGGCGCGGAAGATCGATGATGCCCGCGCTGACTCGCACGGGGCCGAGCGCGTTGCCGTCGATTAAAAGATCGACCAGCTCTCCATCGAGATGCGCGGCGCCGCTCAGGCGCGATACGGCCGGGCCGGCATAGGTCAGATGGCTGTCAAGGAACGTCGCCTCCTCCAGCGAAGCGTCGTCCGCCAGCCCCTCCGTCAGCAGCTCGATGAAGCGATAGGTGGTACCGCCAATGACGCGCTGGACGATCATGTAGATTTCATCGCCATGTACCCCGGGAAGGCTGACAATGTCCTGCACCAGGCCGCCGCCGCCGAGCTGATGACGATGCCAGCCTATGACCTGCTGGTCACGCTCATAGGTCATTCCGATGAAGCTGCCGCTCGCCAGCGCATACCAGATGACCATGTCCGGATGCTGCTGGAAGGCGCCGCGAACGATGCCGGATGCCGTGATGTGCTCGGACAGGATCGTCATGTCGGGGGCCACATAGGAATCTGTCTGGAAGTTGTAGACGTGCTCGCGAATACGGCGAGGAGGGTTGGCGGGATCACCAGCGCGCTGCGCAAAGAGAACGACAGGACCGATACGGAGGGGCTCGACATTGGCGGTGCCGTATGAGGTCTCGCGAGCAATCCGGACGTTGGTGGGTGTGATGGCCTCGTCAGATCGGCTGGCACGCAGAACATATTCCGAGGAGGTCGTGAGCAGGGTGACACCCCGGCCACCGGGAGACATGTACTTGATCGCATCAACCTGATCCGCTGCAAGCGTGTAGGTATAGGCACGGTCATCTTCATCTCCATCCTGGAAATTCAGGAATGATCCCGTCTTGCTCGCCCAGATGGTGGCTGGCTTGAACGGCGAGGACGCAGCAATGAACCGCTGCTCGTGAAACGCGCCCGCGCGCGGGTAGCCGTTCAGGTCCGACCATACGCCCTCCTGCCAGCGCGAGGTCGAGCGGCCTGCAAGCGCAGTGTATGGCGTGAAATATTTCCCCAGCAGCGTCACGTTGGCGTTCTTGGTATCGATCACGGAGTTTATCCGGACCAGGCAATAGCCGGAGTGCTCGTAACGGACGTTCACGATGGAGGCGGTCCCGCCACCGCTGCCGCCGATATAGACCTCCACCGTGCCGCTGGTATGGGTCGGGAATGCCGCATCGTTCTTGATCTCGCTTGGCAGCGAGCCGTTGGCGCCGCCGAGCACGCGGTAGACATTACCATTATGCTCATAGAGCGCATCGACGGCCGCATTCTGGAGGCCGCCGGGAGCCCAGCGTGTGTAGCCGAACGTTGTCCCGCTCGACTGCTCCCAGATACGCCAGATCGATCCGACGTGGCCTCCATCGAAGATGTCGACAGGACAGGACATGATGCCGGAGCCGAACGAGACGTTGATGGACAGCCGTGCAGCGTCCTCCGTGTTCATCTCCAGAAACGGCCCTTCCTCGTAAGGAGCGAAGGAGAACGTCCACGCCGCATGGTCGTTGCGCACGAGGCGGCCGATAGGCCACAGCGGATGAAAGATAAAGAGCGTGTCGGCGTTCTGCGTGAACTGCAGGCCCTCGACATCGAGGGCATCGTAATAGCTGCCGATCTCGTAAATCCTGGAGACCGTCCCGCCGCCGGCATGATTTCCAAATCCGGTGGAATCGATGTTCAGGGCGATGATGTCGCTGCCGATGGCCGTGATGACGGCCTCACGATTGTTCAGCTCGGTCATGCCGGAAACTCCCGTCACGACGACCGGATCGCCGACGCTCAAGCCATGCGGGCCGGTGAAGGTGATATGCGTCGACGGCGTGCGCGCAATGCCGAGAATCGGGAGCTGCCTGTCGAAGATGATGCCGCCATTACGGAAGAACCGGATATAGTTGCCGCCGAACTCCAGCAGATAGGATTGCGTGGTCGAGAACACGAAGGGGACAAGCCGCGAGGACGGATCATGCTGCCCGCCGGTTCGACGGGTACCGTGGATGAAGCGCGTGCCGCCCCGGCGGCGTACGCCGCCGTGAGGCCGCACGATCTTGTTGAAGACCTCGGCGGCGGCATTGCCGTACTTGGCCAGATCGACACGGCCGTAAAGCTGCTCGGAAAACTCGCCAGCGGTCCAGTTGGTGATGATGGGGCGAACGACCGGCATGCTACAGCCTGACCTGCTCCAGATTGCCCATCAGCCTCTCCTCCGGAGAGCCATCCATGGCATCCGCTGCCTTGGCGTCCTGCAGCTTGCCGGCATAGTTGCGCATGAGGACCTCGCGCTGACCGTCGCTGTCGGTGATGGCCTTGCACATGCGCCCGGCCAGCCGATAGACGAGAGCCGAGACGAAGGCGGGATCGAAATCGCTCTCCGGCACGCGAGCGATGTAGGTCAGCTCCGGGGCCTCATTGTCGACCAGCAGGTGCATGCGGTGGCGCGCAAAGGCGGTCTGCCTGTCATCCAGATAGACGATGCTGATAAAATCCTCTGGCAGGCGGTGCGCGAACGCAAAGCTCAGCAACGGGTCGCCATAGGCCGGGTCCGGCGTCAGCAGGGCGGTCCGCCGGGCAAACCGCCATGGATGCTCGCGCAGCATGTCGCGGACCGTCGGCTCATAGACCACGCGCGCAATCCTGGCCGCCTTGTCCGGCGCATGAAAATCCGGAATCGGCCCGTTGCCAAGCTCGACGAGAGCCAGATTGACGATGGAGGTGCTGGTCTCCGTCATTGCAGCTCTCCCGTGGCTCGCTGGCGGCCATTCCGCCAGATGCGCCTGAGCGCATCGATACCGGACCATGGCTCGGGATGGAGGTCGCGCTCATAGATGCTGCCGGCGTCGCCGACATCGAGCGTGAAGGTGGCGGTCTCGGCCACCAGAACCTTGGTCGGGCTCAGCATCGCGGCGGAGCCGGAGAGCGTGAAGGTCCCGGAATCCATCACGGCTCTGCTGGCAAGGCGCATGGTGACAGGGCTGCCGGAGAGCACGAATGTCAGGGGCTCGGCAAACAGCGCCTTGCCTGGGAACAGGGATGCCTGCGCTCCCGTCAGGATAAATGATCCACTGTCCGCGCCCATCCGAGGATGCAGCGGCGTCACCGTATAGGTCATCCTGATCCCGCCCTGATGGCCTGGCTGGCCTGGCTGGCCTGGCTGGTTTGCTCCCATCGGGCCGCCGGCCCCGCCACCGCCGGGGTTGCCAGGAATGCCCCCGAGGATGGATGGAATGCAGCCACCGGCTCCTCCGCCTCCTCCTCCGCCGGACCCGCCGGAGGCACCGGACCCCCCGGCCCCGCCGCCGCCGCCGCCGCCAAAGAACCCGCCGCCACCCGACGCGGGAGGATAGACACCCCATCCACCGGTCCCGCCAGGACCGCCAGCCCCGCCATTGCCGCCATTCTGGCCGGAGACATTCCCACCCGGCCCACCGGCACCACCGGCACCACCGGGGCCGATGCCGCCGCCCGTCCCGCCGCCGACTCCTCCGAAATTCCCGCCGCCACCGCCGCCGCTGCCGGCCGCGTTGGCCCCGGGCTGTCCGGCCCCGCCGCCGGATGCCCCGTCTGGAGGGCCGCCGGCCCCGCCGGTCACGCCGCTACCGGGGGCTCCAGCTCCACCACTGTTGCCGGCTCCTCCGCCGCCACCGCCATTGCCGCCGGCCCCGCCGAATCCGCCCAGCCCGCCATTGCCACCGGCTCCGCCGTCACGTCCGGACGCAGGGCTGCCTGGCTGGCCTGGCTGGCCTGGCTGGCCACTGCCGCCAGGCGTCCCGAGGGCTCCGTTGCCGCCGCCGAAGGCGGCATCCCCGACACATTCGCCGGCCGGAGCCCCTGTCGGAATATAGCCGCCCTGAGCATAGACAATACCAGGGCTGGCAAACCATGTTCCCTGGCCGTTCTGCCCGGTGGCGCCCCCCGATCCGACGAAATACTGGACGATGGAGCCGGCCGTAAGTGCCACGTTGGCACGGCGTGCATAAGCCCCTCCGCCGCCGCCAGGACCGCCGATGCCGCCGCTGCCGCCGAACCCGCCGGCTCCGCCATTGCCGCCAGGGCCGCCGAGCCACTCGGACCCGATATCGACGGCGGCTCCACCGCCTGCCCCGCTGAATCCGCCGGTCCCGCCACTGGCTCCCGCTCCAGGCCAGCCTCCAGCACCGGCGCCCCAGCACTCGATCAGATTGCTGTCCGACGGCCACGGCGTCGGCACCTGGAAATTCTGCAGGCCCGCTGCCGTCAGATAGAGCGTGACCTTCCGGCGCAACGGCACGTCGGCGCCGGACAGTGAGAACGATGCCGGCAGCGCCGTAATGATAAAATTCCCAACACCTGCCTCGCGTATCAGCTCCACGGCCGAGCCAGACCAGGCAAAGGCAGCACTTTCGGCCACGACGCGCCGGGATGGAATCAGCGCGGCGGCACTCCCCGTCAGTACGAAGGTACCGCTCTCGGCGATGTTGCTGCGATCGAGGTTGGCGCTGGAGAAGTTGGTAAAATACGAGCCGCTCGATGCATCGATCCGCTTCCCGGCCGTCAAGGTCGCGGCGGAGCCGGAGAGCGTGAAGGTCCCGCTGGCGGCCGTGATGAACTTCCCGCTCTGCGGCGTCACGTCCGCTCCGGTCAGCACGAAGGCGCCGGAGAGCGCCCCCATCCTGAAACCACGGAAGGCCTGCGTGCCGGTCAGCACGAAGGTGCCGGAGTCGGCAGGAAGCGTGTTGAGCGACAGCGGCCCGCCAATCCAGTTGTCCATCCAGAAGGTAACGCCGAATCCATAGACGCCCGGATTGCCGCCCGTATAGAATGATCCGTCGACCTCCGTCTGCAGCAGGGCGCCGTTCTTGTAGGCCCTCAGGGTTGCTCCCTCGACCTCCAGCCGGAGCGTATCGTCGATGGCGAGCGTGCCGGTAAAGGCAGCGCCGATCTGCACCCACGTGCCCGAGACAAACTTCCGGAACGAGAAGGCATTGGTGCCGTTCCACTCCAACACATAGAATGCGACCGGCCCTGCCCGCACGATCGGGCCGCCGCGCCCAGTCGTCTGCCTGACCGTAATCTGCGATGACTGGTTGTCCTGGAACGTATTGGTCTGCCACCAGGCCCAGTTATCCTGATCGACGATGCTGCCGCTGATCTGGTTGCCGAATATCTGCACGGCGCCCGACGTATAGGAGAGCGTCGTGTTGGGATTTCCGGTCAGCGAGAAGGTTGCGCCGTTGCAGGCCAGCGACAGGTTTGCGCCGGAGGAGCTGTAGGCCAGCTCGGCCTGCGTGCCGGAGAGCGTGAAGGTGGCGGTCTCGGCAGGCAGCACCGGGCCGAAGGTCGCGGCACCGCCGGAGAGCGTGAAGGTGGCGGAGGCAGCGACGGCTCGCAGATCGAAACTGGTCCCGGTGCCGCCCGTATAGGTGATCTCGGCGGCGGCAGCGGCAAGGACATGGTTGCCGCCGCTCCAGTCGTCTAAGGTCAGGACATTGTCAAACAGATAGATGCCGGGTCCGCCGCCGGACAGATCGCTGTCCGTCCTGGTCCCGATCAGCGCGCCGTTGTAGAAGCCGGCCAGCGTCGAGCCATTGACGTTGAGCTTGACGACGTCATCGACATTGATGGTCGCCGAGACGGCAGCCCCCAGCTGCACCCAACCGCCGCCGGTCGTGTATTTCCAGAACGCCAGCTCCGTCCCGGAGCCGGCGATGTCGAGCAGATAGAATCCGCCCGACTGCGCGCGGACAATCGGGCCGCCATCGTTCGAGGCCGCGTTGGCGGCAACCCGCACCTGCGAGAAATGCTCGGCGCCGAAGGCCGTCTCTGTCCAGTAGCCGCTGTTGTCGGCCGATGCCGTCCCGCCGACGACGGCGTTACCGGAGATGACCAGCGCGTTGCCTAGCGGTCCCGTCGTCCAGCTCGCGCCGAGGCCGCCGTCGGCACGATTGAAGTTGTCGCTGCGAAACGGCATCGTATGCGCGTCCAAAAAAAGACCCCCCGAAGGGGGTCAGTCTGCCGGGGAGGAAAGGAAAGGCTCTCTAACCCGCACGGTGAGGGAAGGGCTATTGCAGCGTCATGATCGTCGCGGCGAAGTCGACCGTGAAGCTGTCGCCAGCGTTGAGGGTAATGGACGATCCGTAGTCCCACCAGCCAATGAGGCGGTCGGACGCATGCGTGTCGTTATAAAAGACGACATAACGGAATGGCCCGATCGAGCCTCCGGACGCGGTCCAGACCGCATCGACACCGGTCATCGAGGCGACGCCAGAGGTCTCCGACCATGCGTTCTGCGTGTCGATCCCGCCGGCCGTGTAGCCGTTGCCGGCAGAAATCTCGGCGATGTCGCTCTTGACCGTATCCGATGCAAGCGGTGCCTCGTTCGAGAGGTATACCCGCAGCGTATCCGTGTTGAGATTGTGCTCGGCAAGCCCGAGCCGCTCCACGAAATCGTTGATCTTGTTAAAGGCAACCATCAGGAGCCCCCACGCGTAAAGGTGACGATCATCGTCACGTCGCCGGCTCCGTCGGCCGCGCCCGTGAGCGTGAGCACGAGATCATACCAGCGCCCAGGATCGGCCGAAAGGCCGGCATCCTCCCAAACCTCCTCGTTCACCTCATTGATGTCCTTGATGCCGCTCTCGAAGAGCAGCTCCAGGCCGCCCGTGTTGGCGCCCGCATTCATCACCACGGCCGACGCATAGGCGTCGGCGTCGACGACGGCACCGCCATTGGCGGCCGTCTGGTACAGGCCCACATCGGCGGCCCCGGTGGTGCCGATATCGTCAAAGAACAGGCGGATGCTCTTCAGCGACCACGACGAGTGGACACGCAGCATGCGGTAGGTCGAGCCGACCGAATCGCCGCTCGCGATGGCAACGGTCTCGGATGCGCAGTAGAGGCGCCCCTCGGCATGCTTCGCCTTGTTCTGCGTCTGGATCGCAGCGTCAGCGTTCGTGACCTGCGTGGACTTGGTGTTGACAACAGCCATGATGGCATTCCCTTGTCGATCATCGGCCGGCAGGGCAGGCCGGCATGGCCCGCATTACCGGCCTTCACAGATCATCCGTTCGGTCCCAGCGTCTTGTGGCAGTCGATATAGCCGACGTGGTTCTCGTGCATCCTCGTGGCGCCGATGGTCTGGCTGTAAAAAACCTGCGTCGCATAGTTCTTGTCGGCCCGCTCCGTGATGCGCGCGCTCGCCTCCCGGCCCATCGCCAGGAGCATGCCGCGCTTCTGCCAGAACAGGCAGGCCACGTGCGATGCGTCAGAGCCATCGGGGAGGAACTCGACCCGGATGAACTCGAACCCGAGCCACGTGTTGATCTCGCCCATGACCAGGGCGCGGATGGTGTTGAAGTCCGCGCTCGTCGCCTTGGTGGTGTTGAGCAGATTCTCAAGCTGCCGTGCCGTCACGACCAGCACGCGGCCATCGGTATCGACCTCGCGCTCGTCGAGCAGTCGCTTGGCGGCCAGCACCTTGCCGGTGTTGAGGCCGGAATCGGCCGCCGTGACGCCCAAATCCGTCACCGTATCGGGCACGATCATGGTGCTGTCGAAGGCCACGGAGGTCGAGCCGTCCTCGCCGGTCCAGGCCGTGCCGATGGCGGCCGCCACCAGCTCCTTGTCGATCTCGCGGCCCATGGCCCAGGCAGCGGTCTGGGAATAGTCGGAGGCCGGATCGATCAGCATCCTGACCTTGTCCTCCTGATCGATCAGGTCGGCCCAGTCGAAGTCGATCATGGAGACGCGCCTGCGGAGATGCGGCGTATCCATCTGCGGCGTATCGGAATGGCGGTTGGTCCGCTTGCGGGCGCCGACCGTGCCAAGCTGCTCGAAATAAGCCAGCTTGCCGGTCACGCTCTCCATGCGGACGGCCTTGCGGAGCCGCGATCCCTTCTGCTGGGATACGTGCTCGATGTTCGCTCTGAACTGCTGAACGAAGGCCGTGGTGATCTGGAACGACATGACGACAGCTCCGATACCGACCGGCGCGAGTCATGAGGCTCGCGCGGGTAATGGTGTGCTCGGAGTGCCGGCCCAGGGTCACCTGGAGCCGATCCAGAACGAATGACGGCACGCTATGGCCAATCGGCATTCCTGTCAAGCCCCGCCCATGGGGGGGAGCGGCTCGATGAAGGCGGGCCGCGAGCGGGCTTGCGGCCCATGGGTGTCATTGCCGGCCTCGCGCTCCGTAACCCACGCCTCGAAGGCCCCGGCCATGTCCAGGATGGCTCGCGATCCAAGGAACGTGCCGCTCTCGGCGGCGGCCGCAACGGCGCACTGCAGGCAATACAGCCGCATCTCCCGGGGCGTCGGCGGCCCGCGATCAGATGAACTCGTAGGCGCCGCGATCCGGCGCAGACCGGGGATTTCCGTCGTAATCTGTCGTGGGGGCATAGGTCGCGTTTCCGGAGTTGATGGCCGGCGAGGTGGCGGCCAGATGGAAGTCGTTGGCGGAATAGTTCACGAAGTTCGGATTGGCGGCGATCGAGTTGGTCGGCTGCGTGAAGAATGTCCCGTTGTTGCCGTAATCGATGCCGTTGCCGAACACCAGGTTGCTGTCGACCAGCCAGCCGGTCGGATCGATGAACCCGTTCTGGTTGATGCCCCAGGAGCAGTCCCGGACGATGTTGTTGACGATCTTCTGGTTGACCGCCAGCGACAGGAAATAAAAATCCCCGCCCCCGACGTGGATGCCGACGGTCCTGATGACCGTATTGTTGGCATAGAGAATATTGGAGGCATCATGCCAGCCGGTGATGCCGATCCCGTTCACGTCGCGCACGATGTTGTTGAGCACGCTTCCGCCCGGCTGCTGCGTATAGATGCCGTGGCAGCGGCTCGATGACGGCGTGGCGATGGAATGCACGTAGCATCCGACCACATGCGCGGGCGCCTTGTTGTAGAAGCCGCCGTTACAGAGAATGGCGGCTCCGCCGTTGCTGTCCGTCGCTCCATTGAGGATGATGTGATGCACAAGGCACCGGCTGATGATGTCGTTGGCGCCATACTGCATGATGCCGACGCGGATGTTGCCGTTCAGCGACCCGTCGATATCGAACCCGTCGACCTCGATCCAGTCGGCCGATACCTGCCAGATCGCGCCCGACGAGGTCGGGCGGACAATCGCGCCGTGCAGCACGTCGCTCTGGTACCGGATCGGCTGGCCGGGCGTGCCGCTGGTCCCGACGCTGACGGTCTCCTGGTAGACGCCCGGCGCCACATGCACGACCGTCCCCGGCGTCGCCACCTGGGTGGACCGCGTGATGGTCCGGAACGGCGCGCCGATCGACCCATTGTTGCTGTCGCTGCCGGAGAGCGACACATAGAGATTGTTTCCAGGCTGCGTTGCCGGCGCAAAGGTCGATGCCTGCCAATTCGGCCCGAGCGTGCCGTTCGCCCGGTTGAAATCGTCGGCGACGTCGACCATCACGACGGCTCGGGATACAGGCGCGCATACATGGCAGACAGCTCGCGCAACCTCAGCGCGTGCTCGGGATGATCGCGATTCATCAGCACCTTCTCATGGGCCGACCGGTGCTGCGCGATCTGATCGGAAAGCTGCTGCGGGGTTGCGCCCTTCAGCCCGTTGTCGACGGCCTGCGTCTGCAGCTCGCCGGTCACGCGCTCGCGATTGCCGGCGAGCCATTTGACGAACGCCGGCTTGCGGGCAAGGCCGCTCTGCAGGGCAAGCTGCTGCACCTCCTCGGGCATGGACTTGAACTCGGCGCGGGCAAGCTGGCGCTGCAGATCGTAAGCTTCCCCCCAGTCGCGCCGAAGAGCGACATGGCCGGCCGTCACCTCGGCTTCTGCCGCCGCCCTGGCGGCCTCAGCTCCCGCAATCACGCGATCGCGATAGGCCTCGAACAGCCTGGTGAACTGCCGCGAGGACAGGCCGGCGCCATGGGCCGTCTGCCGCCACCATGCCTCCATCTGCTCGTCATAGGTGACGCCTTCCGGCAGCGTCTCGGGTTTTTGCAGATCGTACCTGTCCGGAGCCTCCGGACGCCCGGCGGCCGCATACCAGCGGTCCCAGGCCTCCTCGTCGCTGTCGTCACGCGGGATGGGAACCTTGTCGCGCCCGATGAGCTGCTCGGCATTGAGATAGCCGCGCGCAAGCCCCTCCCAGTCGGAATAGCGGGTCAGCGACGGATGATCCCTGATGTCCTCCGGAAGCTGGGCGCGCCAGCCGCCGTCCGGCGCGGCGGCGCCGTTGCCGGCGGATGATGCGGCGGCAGGAGCAGCAGGAGAAGCAGGAGAAGCAGGAGAAGCGGAGCCACCCTCCGGTGCGCTCGTCATCGTCATGGTCATCCATTCACCTCGTCGTTGAGCCCGAGCCGGCCCTCGATCTCCTCGATCAGGCTTCGGACCTGCTCGGGCCTGTAGCTGAGCATCTCCAGGATATCGAGCACCACGTTCCGGCGCCCGTCGCAGAAGGCCCGATCTTCCGGAGGAAGCCCGGCCAGCAGAAAATTATTGGCGATCAGGTCGGCGAGCACGAGCCGACCGGACTCGGACGAGAACGTGTCGCGATAATGGATGGACATCTGCTTTCTGGTCGGCTTCGGCATCGATCTCTCAATAGGGCTGTCGTCCCTGCAAGGCCCGCACCAGATCGGCCGGCCCGCCGGATGCTCCGGCCAGGCCGCGTGCCGCGCCGCGCGCGAGCGACCCCGCGAGCGATGCCGCATTGACTCCCGGCCGCTGCCGAGGGAGTGGTGGAGCCGGCTGGGCCTGCCCCTGCATCTGCGCCATGATCTGGGCCATCTGCGCAAAGTCGAGGCCGGCGCCGGCCAGCGATGCCACGCCCTGGCCGCCCCCGGCTGCAGCCTGCCCGAGCTGCGGCAGCATCTGCAGAAGCTGCATCATCTGCTGCTGCCGCGCCTCCTGCTCCAGCATCTCCGGCGACTTGAGAACATCCGGGTCGACTCCGTACCAATTCAGGATTGTCGCCGTCAATCGACGGAAATCGATCGGGCCGAGCACGGCGGCCGGATCGATGTTGGCAAGCGGCTCCAGGATCGTCATCGCCTGGATGAATCCCTGCGCAAGCTGCTGCTTCTGCGCGCGCGCGAGCGGCGAGGAGTATTGCACCCGCATCTCCATGCCCTCGATCTCCGGCGGCGCTGGCGGGATACGCCCGGTGCGCGCCAGCAGGCCGAACACGCGCGTCACCATCGGGTTGAGCTTCTCGTTCTCCAGGCGCCCGAGCACCGGAGCGAGAAGGCGCATCTTCTCCGACTGGCGCAGCATGACCTCCGTCGCGGTCATCCTGAAATCGGCCGTGAACTGGAGCTGATCGACGGCGAAGATCGTCCGTATCTCGTTATTGAGGGCTTCCAGCCACTCGGCGGCGTAAGGCAGGGACGGGCTGGTCGGAAGCTGCTGAATCTCCTGGCGCGCGCGCAGGAAGGTCAGGCCTCCCGGAGCGGCGCGCACGGGAGAGACCAGCCCCTCGTGCGGCACCTGCAGCGGCGGATCGACGGCCTTCTCCGATGCATGCAGGAGGAGCCGCTGCGCCTCGTTCGCCACCTTGATGGCCGGCAGCGCGGTCATGCCCGGACCGCGCCCATAGACCTCCCCGGTGGAGACGGCCAGGCGAGGAACCACGTAGGGCATCTCCTCGACGCCACCCTCCTCCAGAAGATGCTCGGCCTCGCATTCGATGTAGCAGGTCTCGAACGGCATGTTCATCCGGTCGGACCGGCCGGGATCGAGCGTCGTGCGCGGACGGACCGAATGCAGCACCTTGACCTGGTCGTCGTACTTGCTCCGATCCCATTTTTCCCGCGTCCTCGGGGAGACACCGTCCGGCCCCCAGGTAGACACCACCTGGCGCACCGTCATTTCGCTCTCGCGCATCACGGTATCGACGACGCCATACCGGCTCTCGGCGATGACGCAGGTCCAGATCGGATAGCAGCGGACATAGATGGCGCCGGTATTCTGCAGCCCGAAGTACAGCACAGCGGTGCCGAGCGAGACCGCATCCTCCAGAGCCTGGTAGGCGTGCGTATGGAACGCCGCCGCCGGAGCCTGGAGATAGCCCAGCAGCAGCTTGCCGACATCATCGAGCCACGCGCGAGCTGCCTGGCTCTCGTTCGCGGCCTCGTCGATCAGGCGCAGCTCCAGCCACAGATGCGCCGGATTCATGACCATGCCATGAATCGAGGAGGCCGCCGTCTGCACGCAGACGAGCCCGATCGGATTGTAGATTCGCGCCATCCGCTTGGCTCCCTGCGGATGCGGGCCGATCGCGCCGAGACGGCGCGGGGCGCAGTAGGCCGCCACCTCCTCCCAATGGGCGTCCCATGGAGCCCTGTCCGTCTTCAGCCGGCGGAACCGCTCCAGCACCTCGTGGATGTCAATGGCCATCGGCGGCCTCTCGCATCATGGCATGCAGAGCCCGGATGAACCGGATGCCGGACAGCGCCTCGATCCGGGCGGCTGCCGCGCGGGCCTCGATCTCGATCGGGGACCGGCTGTGCCCGTAGAGGCAGAAGCAGGCCGTGCAGCGGCAGAAGAACAACCAGCGTCCGTCCCGCCTGATCTGCGCGACATGGCACAGCTCGTGAAGGAGCAGCGAGGCATCATCCTCGCGCTCCGCCAGGACGTAGACGACGCGCCATGGCGTCACCACGGCCTGGTAGCCGAGAGCCGTCAGGAGCAGCCGTGCCGGATGGGCTCCGCGAACGGATCGCACGTCCCATCCCCACCGCCATGTCTCCAGCAGGACATGGATGGCTCGATCGTGCAGGAACGCCGTCATCCGCCGAGGACCGTCTTGGCCGGCCTCTGCTCGTCGAGCAGGGATGGCGTCCCGGGAAGCGGCGGTGGAGCCGGGCCGGGGACCGGGCCACCCATCC